ACAACCCACTTTGTCTGTATCTTGAAATCTTAATAAAATTCTGTTGGAATCTGTTCCGTCACTTAAAGAAATGTACCTATTACCTCCTGTTTCATTTAATGCTTTTATCTCTGCATACAATACACCCTCTGTTGAGTTTATTACTTGCTCATTAGCACCATTATTACATACATCAGCCAACCTTGTTACTGCACTACCTTGTGTTGGTATGTAAGATGTAGCGTAGCTTCCTTGTTCTAATTGTGCGCCATAAATGTAAAAGCCACTTGTTCCGTCTCCTTGATATGGTTGTGGTTGTCCAGATACATAATCATCAGGTAATATAAAATACGATATGTTAAAAGCAACTCCAGCAACTGACGTATGTGTTAATTCAAACCAATCATCACCTATCTTATTAATTGTTCCTGTTGCGTTTGATTGGTCTATAATTGTGTTATTAAGTAAGTCAAAAGACACATAATAACCAGTACTTCCGCTTTCTCTTAACATAATTTTTTTTCTTCCGTTCATCTTAACAAATATCTTGTAAGTGTAACTCGAACCACTTGAAGGAGAAAAACCTCTAAATAAAAGATGGTCATCATTACTTGCGTCTTCAGTTAACTTATAAGCGTTACTTAATCCTTGTGGCGAAGTAAATCCACCTACAACACTTAAATTAGTTTTAGTCCAATAAGAATCATCAAACGATTCTGAATATTGCACTAAATTACTCCTCTGAGGCTCTAACAACAAAGCACCTTCACTATCATCTTTATAATCTATTCTAGGCATATCACTACCAACTGTTTCAATTAAACCATCTTTATTTATAACAGTAGCACTTGAACCTCTTTCAAAGTTAAAAGGTAAAGGTTTAAAGTTGTCATTTTCATCGTTATAGGCTAAAGTACTTCCTTCCTTTGTTGCCCATTGTCCGTTTCCGAATTTTAATGTATTACTCATATCTATTTAATTGTATAATTTTGTCCTGCTGCCATTTCTAAAAATGACTCCCAAGATGTTAATTCTTCTAGTTCGCTATCTGTTAATGCTGAATTGTAGTATTGGATTTGTTTAGTGTTTCCGTAGAATTCTCCTCCTAATAAATCTCCATTATTAAATCTCAAAGAAGTTAAAGTCCCTAAAGGAAATATTGTAGAAACAGTTTCCGAATTAACTAAATATCCATTAATATATACTTTTTGCGTATTGTTAGTGTATTTTATAGAAATCTTATTATTATTTGTTAATATAACTGTTTCTGAATGTGAATAAACTACAGAACCATTAATTCTTATTTGAACATATAATTCACCTGAAAAAAAACCTATTCTTATTTGATAATTACCTACATTACTAATAGATAAATATCTTCCGCTTTCATCATCTGCCAAAGCACTTATCTCCGCCATCAAAACACCTTCTGAATCATTAAACGTATCTGAAGTACCTGCATCATTACATACATCTGCTAGTCTAGTTGCTATAACTCCGTTAGTAGGTATGTAAGAAGTTGCGTAAGAATTTGTTTCTGCTTGACAACCCCATAAGTAAAAACTACCATTTAAAGTGACAGAGTTATAAGTTGGTGTAGAATTAGCAGCATAAATTTCTAAACCCGTTGCGTTATTTCCTCCTTTTGCTTCTATTCTTAACCAATCATTGGGAAATTTTTTAAAAGTAATATCTAACCCCGAACCTAAAACTGTTGATGTAGCGTAACCCTCTTTAATGTTAACATAAACACCATTACTTGAAGTACCTACAAAAATTAAGATATATTCTAAATCAATGTATTTAATAAAAAAACTCACACTATTAACAAAAGTTAAAGTTGAACTTACTATTCGCCCAAAATTACCGCTTGTATTAAAAGTTAACTTATCAGCACTTAAAGTACCATCGGGACTTATAGTAGAATTACTTTCTACAACTGCGTTTGTTTTACTCCAACTACTATCTGATAGGTTTTCTGAACTTATTATTTGATTTGTAGATTGTGGCTCTAATAATAAACTAGGACAAGAACTATCTGAGTAGTCTAGTCTAGGTAGGTCGTAGCCAGATAAAACTTCTTTAACAGATACGTTGTCTATTGAGCCTGTGAAGGCACTTCCTAAGTATATTATAGAATCTGAACCTCCACCAGTTGCTATAATTTTATTTTCTCCTACTACGTATGAGCTTGGAGATACGTTGTTTCCACCTCCCAAAAATACAGTTAAAGCTCCAGAACCACTCAATACATTAAAAGTTATTTCATATACTTTTCCAGAAACAAAATTAATATTTTGATTTAAATATTGACCAGAAACTCCAGTAAAATTTGCACTACCACCACTAATGGTAATCCCAGTTGCTTTATTCCAATCACTATCAGTATCAAAACCTCCGTTAGTAATTAACTCACTACCTAGTTCTAAAGGCATTGTTTCTATTAAACCATCTTTATTTACTCTTGTTGCATTAGAGCCTCTAGAGAATGTAAAGTCTCCATCTCCATTACTAGGAAGTACACTATATACTTTCCCGTCTTTATACCCTGAAGGTATCATTGCTAAACTTGGTATTGCCATTTTTTATTTATTTTATTATTTTAATTAAAACTTGCATTATTAACACAGCTAATCGCTTCAACTATACCTCCGTCTGCAAGAACTCTATCTTGATAAGATTTAGTTAGAGGAGTTATTATGTAATCGTAATAGATACCACCCCAATCATCTTTATTAGGATTTCCCCACCAACTAACTGGATATATTTCGTTTGCCATTGTCTTTGTCTTTTATTTGTTTGTTAAACTTATTATAGAATTTATCTAAATTAATTATATTCTTTCTTTTTGTTTTATACTTTCTTTTCATATTATAATACAAAACTTGAGAAGCTATCTGCATCTTTATCAGGATACATATCTCCGTTACTATTATTATTATACTCAGGAAACTTCTGACTATTAAAGCAAATGTAATCTAAGAATCTTTTAGTATAGAACTCAGCTCTATCTGTAATCTTACTTTGCATTCTATCTACATCTCTAAAGTCTACTGTATCTGACTCTTGTCCTCTATGTCTGTTTATACCTCCATTGTCTATTTTAAACATAGCAAATGGCAAGTACTCTAATTGAGTAAACCATATTAGCATAGGCTTAATATAATCGTCTCTAAGAGCTTTATAATCACTATTAGCAGGTAAGTCTATATCTCCAGATAATATTAAGTCTTGTAGCTTATCATATAGTCTACCGCCTAAGTAGTTTTGTATATGCATATCTTGTGCTACTTCTATTTGATGAATTAGCTTATCTGCGTCTGTGTTACCGTCTATTATAGACTTAGCTTTTAAGTCTGCTATACTTATGAATAATGCTTTCATAGTCCTAATATATTTTTAATTTTACTTAATGTACTTCTGTAAGCACCGTTATCTTTTCTGTCAATCATTCTTTCTTCCATTTCGCTTGGATTGTTAGGCTCTTTTAAACCTTTCTCATAAGCTGAATTAGGGTCTACTTGTTTATTACCTTTCATCTTGTAAACTCTTAACTCCCAATAGTGATGACAATTCTTACCACCTTTAAATTTAAGCAGGCTATAGTTTTGTTTGTTATGACCTAACTCTTTATTAACTCCTCTAAAAGACATCATATTAATATCTTCTTTTCTAAATACCATTTTTCTAGAAGTAAATGATTCCATCTTAGTACAGAAGTTTCTGCTATTAGGAGACTTACGTTCTGGCATATAAGCATATCTAATCTTATACACATCACTATCTTCTTTAGATGACTTATTACTAGACTTAATTGTAGCCATTCTAACGTCACTTATATCTTCTGAATATACTTCACTATGAATAACTTCCCATTCATCGCTTAAAACCTCTCCTAAGCCTTCTAATTGAGAATACATATCATCTCCTTGTTCATCAGAAAAGTCTTCTTTAATTTGTGAAGATAATTTCTCTCCAGTTTCTTCTTCTTTTCTAATCTTAGTAGATATGTTATCTAATTCTGTAAATTCTATTGGTTGTAATGTTACAAAGTATAAGTCTTGAGTAATACCGTTAAAGTCTAATATATCTTCTAAACAGTATTTAATCTCATCTTGGAATGGTCTAATAATAACGTTATCCATTAATACAGATGCTGTTCTTAATTCTTCTGCATTATTACCAAATCCTGTATTATCTTTAATACCTAATAAGATAGGAGATACAATACCGTGACCTAACATAATCTTTTCTCTAGCTTCATCAGATAAGAATTGA